GAAGTCATTAGCTATTACAAGGCTATCGGTGGTCAGAATGTGCTAGTTTACTCTGTTATTGATGGGGAGAAGCGGCTTATTGTAGACCTCACCGAAGATAACCAAGTGTTATTAGTTAATAGACATGGAGAATCGGTGACAGATACTTATGAGAACGTGCTGAACAGTCGGAAGGTATTCGAGTATGCTGATCGGGACTCCATTGAATGCAAAACGTAGAGTGCTAATAAACAGAGGTGACATTGGATGGGAGCATTTGACTGGTTCAATCGAAAGATGAACGCAGACCCAGTAGGTACGATTCAAGAACATGACACGATATCTACTAGGATTCAAGAAATTGAGCAAGCAGCAGTGCTAATGAAGAGTAACAATGTTAACCAGGGAAAAGCAAAGGCGTACGAAGAACCGTTGTTAGGTAGTATGTCAATGAACCCTGATTATAAAGAAGCTCCTTCAGCAAGAGGTAATTACAACTTACTTGAGACACTGAAGCTATGGTCGAGAAAGAATATTATCCTTAATGCAATTATTAATACTCGTGTAAACCAGGTGTCTCTATTCTGTACACCTGCTCGACAAAGTGATAGAGGGATTGGGTATGAGGTTCGTTTAAAGAATCCCCAAGAAAAACCTTCTTCACATGATCTAGCAAAGATAGAACGAATAGAGAGTTTCTTGCAGCACACAGGTAAAGATGAAAAAGACTTTACAAAAGATAACTTACGTACATTCGTTAAGAAGCTTGTTCGTGACCGATTGGTATATGACAAGATTAACTTCGAGCTGATCTATAATAACAAAGGCGAATTGAACCGATTTACAGCGGTTGACGCAGCTACAATTTATGTGGCAGTAGATGAGAACGGTCATGAGCCAAAAGGTAAGGACGTTACTAAATTTGTTCAAATCCTGGACAAGCGAAAGGTAGCAGAGTTCAAGGCTAAAGAAATGGCATGGGAAGTACATAACCCTAGAACAGATATTACTGTAGGTCGTTATGGTTACTCTGAGCTAGAAATCGCTATGAACCATTTACAGTACCATGAAAATACAGAGCTATTTAACGCTCGTTATTTTGCTCAAGGTGGTACGACACGAGGGCTATTACATATTAAAACAGGGCAAGAGCAATCTACGCAAGCGCTACAATCATTCAGAAGAGAATGGACTGCTATGTTTAGCGGTATCAACGGTGCCTGGAAGATTCCTGTAGTATCTGCGGAAGATGTTAAGTTCGTAAATATGACACAATCGTCTCGTGATATGGAGTTCGAAAAATGGTTGAACTACCTAATCAACGTATGTTGCTCTATTTATGCTATTGACCCATCGGAGATTAACTTCCCGAACCGTGGTGGAGCTACAGGTAGTAGCGGTAACTCTCTAAACGAAGGTAGCACAAAAGAGAAGCATCGTAGCTCGAAGGATAAAGGGTTAGAGCCTTTACTAAAATTCATCGAGGATGCTATTAACAAGTACATCGTTTCTCAATTCGGAGACAAGTACATTTTCAGCTTCGTAGGTGGAGACGTACAAACTGAGCGTGAGATCATAGAAATCCTGGAAGCAAAAGCGATGATTGGTCTTACAATCAATGATATCCGTAATGAGTTAGGCTATCCTCCTATCGAAGGTGGAGACGTAACACTTGCAGGTGTTCACGTACAACGTCTAGGTCAGTTATTACAAAAAGAGATGATGGAAAAGCAAATGGCTATGACTCCTAATGGACAAGTTCCAGGAAGCAAACCTGCCCAAACAGCGAAAGAGGAAAAGTCCCAGGCAGAACAAAAAGGGATGAATGGTGACTCTAGCAATGTTAACGGTAAAGGTTCCTTTAACAAAGACGTAGGCAAGGACGGTCAATTAAAGGGCGCTAAGAACACGAACTCTATGAAGCAAGGAGGGAAAGGTGACTAATGGCTCTCACTAACTATAAAAAAGGTTTGAATGATGGTTACAGAATCGCTAAGTACAAGAAGCTTCCTAAGTTCGGTTGTGAAGGTGACGATACCAAAGAGTACCTGCAAGGGATAATCGATGGTAAACGTTTATACATGATTGATAAGCGAAAAGAAACATTGTCCTAAAAAATCCTCAACTAAGTGGTGCTTCTGTTATATTAGTAGCATCAAAACGTGCTTGTATAGCACACACCACTTAGAGGGGAGGGCACCCTATGAACACTATTAACCCCTTGACAAACAAGGTTAACCTCTTCGTACCAATTGATATTGAAGAGTCTATCAGCAAAAGTAATGAAGACCCTAGCGGTAAATCCTGGTGCCTGAAAGGGTACGCTACAACTCCTGACCTTGATTTACAAGATGACATTGTTGATCCTAAAGGTATCGACATTAGCCACCTAATCACTCACGGTTACTTAAACTATGAGCACTATCAAGGTGAAGAGTATAAGATTGGCGTTCCTACTGAAGGTACTCACGTAGATGACGTTGGCTTGTTTGTAGAAGGTAAGCTATATAAAAACAATCCTTATGCGAAAAGCATTTGGAACCTGGCAACGAATATCCAAAAGTCAGGTATCGACCGTAAGATAGGATTCTCTATCGAAGGTTTTGCTAGAGCTCGTGATAAAAGCGATCCTCGTATTATCAAGAGTACATATGTTACGAACGTAGCAGTTACAACTAACCCTGCTAATCCTAACGCTGTTTGGGACGCTTTCATGAAGAGTTTCCAAGTTGGGTATGCAATGACACCTGAAGACAGTACAGGCATTGCTGCAATGAATCCTGACAGCCTGGCAAGAAGTTTATATAACTTATCTTGGGCACTGAAGGAAACAGATGAGGAGCAGTTCAAGAACGTTTGGGAAGAAGTAGGCGGATATTTAGATGCTATGGGAAGATACACTGACGATAGCGCTGTATTATTCTTACAAATTTCGAAGGGATATTCTAGAAACGAAGCTAAAGAAATTCTAGCTCAGATGGAAAGAATGTCCGAACAATAGAAGGGAGTTTCATAAATGGCTAAAGATAAATCATTTGCTCAATTATCAGAACATTTAGAAAAGTCGGCAGAAAAACCTGAGGAAATTAAAGTCCCAGGAGCAGAACCTGTTGCACCAGTTCAGGAGCCTGAAGTAGTAACACCTGTTGAAGAACCAGTGGTTATTGAACCTGTTAAAGAGGAAGAAGGCAAAGAAGAGGAGCCTGTAACTGAAGAACCAGTTGCTGTTGAGCCTGAAGCAGAACCTGTTGCTGAACCCGAAGCTGCTGAAGAACCAGTAGAAAAGTCTAAAAAAGACGAAGACGGTGACGACAAGGATAAGGACAAGGAAGACAAAGGCAAAGACAAGGACAAAAAAGGTGACAAGGACAAAGACAAAGATAAGGACAAAGACGAAGAAGTTAAGAAGTCTGAAGAAGCTACAGCTCCTACAGGCGCAGAGTTCCTTCGTGCGTTCGAAGCTATTGTTAAGTCACACGGTTCGTTACAAGGTGATGTAGACGGTATTAAATCTACATTAGAATCTGTGATGAAATCTATCACTGATCTAACTGAGAAGTTAGAAAAATCAGCAGAGAAGCCTGCGGAAGAGCCTGTTACTGAATCTGAAACTGAAGAAGAAGTTACAGAGGTTGAGGAAGAAGTAGCAAAATCTGTAGAGCAGCCTGAAGAAGAGGAAGTAGTCGAAGGAAAAGCTGTAGAGTTTATTTCTAAGTCTAATGGTATTCCTGAGGTTGAGCCACAAGAGGAAGCTCCTGCTGCTGAAGAGCCACAAGAGGAAGTATTCGATGCTAAACAACACGTAACACAGATTTCTGACTACGTAGTTGCTAACCATCACAAAATGCACCCTGCTACGATTCAAGGTATCCGTAATGCGGTTAGCCGAGTAAAACGTGGCGATGGTACAGCACAAGATGTTGAAGTTTTCAAAGAAGTTTTAAAAAATATTTAAAAATTCAAAAAATTCAGTACAAAGTGTTATATTAGGAACATGAAAGCTTGAGAGAGCTTTGCAAACGGTGGGTTCCTCCTCCTAGCCCACCTTTGCTTTTGACTATAGGATGGACAAACATACGGTAACTATTAAATCAAAATAGATTTCAACTAGAAGGGAAGATACATACATGGGTAACGAGTTAAACAAAGACCAAACACAGCCTGAGGTTCGTAAATTACCTGAAGAAGCTGAGAAGAAAATTAACGAAGTTCTTTCGAAGTCGTTTACAACTGGGGTAGGAATTACGCCTGATACGCAACAAAACGCAGCAGCTTTAAGACGTGAGTTCCTTGACGAAGAAGTTAAAATGTTAGCTTTCACTAGCAATGACTTCACAATCTACCCAATGATTAGCAAGCAACAAATCAACAACACAGTAGCTAAATACGCTGTATTCTATCAACATGGACGTACAGGGCACAGCCGCTTCGTTCGTGAGGTTGGGGTAGCATCTATCAACGACCCTAACATTCGTCAAAAGACAGTTCAGATGAAATTCTTATCTGACACTAAACAACAATCGATCGCAGCAGGCTTAGTTAACAACATTGCTGACCCAATGACAGTGTTAACTGACGATGCGATTTCGGTTATTGCTAAGTCTATCGAGTGGGCGATTTTTTACGGAGACGCTGCTTTATCTAACGACATCGATCCTCAAGCAGGTATCGAGTTCGATGGTTTACACAAACTTATCGATGAAAAAACAAACGTATTAGATGTACGTGGTGCAGACTTAACAGAGCAAATCTTAAACAAAGCTGCTGTTGTAGTAGGTAAAGGTTACGGTCGTGCTACAGACGCATTTATGCCAATTGGTGTACAAGCTGAGTTCATGAACAACTTACTAGACCGTCAACGTGTTATCCAACCTGCTGCTGAGGGCGGAATGGCTACAGGTTACACTGTAACTCAATTCAACTCAGTACGTGGAGCAATCAAGTTACACGGTTCTACAATCATGGAGAACGACAACGTATTAGTTGAAGATCGTTTACCACAAGCAAACGCTCCAATGCCAC